TCAGCTAGCTGGAAACTTTTTATACAGAGTTGAGAGCCCTACTCCATACGTTTTTGATACGCTTTGTCGTGATTCACCGGTTGCCATCCGCTCCCCCATTTCCCGCCATTGCTCATCCGTGAACTTAGGCCTGCGACCACCAACTCGCCCTTTTGCCCTGGCTACGGCCAGCCCTGCTAAGGTACGTTCGCTATTAAGATCAGATTCATATTGTGCTGCGGAAAGGATGTTACGAAAGTTATAGCGGCCGCTGGCTGTTTTGAGATCCACGCCATCGGTAATACTGCGGAAGTTGATACCCTTTTCCTGTAACTGCTGGAACATCAACAGCGCATGCAGAACGTTGCGGCCTATCCTGTCCAGCTTCCAGACCACCAGTTCATCCCCCGGCTGCATAGTGGCGATCAGCCGTTTTAGAACCGGCCGATTCGATTTCCTCCCGCTGGCATGCTCTTCAAAAATTTTCTCACAACCCGCTGACTTGAGCGCCGTTAGTTGCAATTCAGTGTCCTGGTGGTTTGTTGATACTCGGGCATAACCGTAAATCATGGGATTTCTCCTGTTATGAAAACAGGAGAAACGGCGAAGCATCACCAGATTTTTGATGGTTATAAAAAAGGTTCGTTTCGAACAGGAGGAGTAGCGGAGGGCTATGTTGCTTAGTTTGAAAATAGCTGGTCTTGCTGATGCGCATTGATGTAGCAAGACCAGTATGGTTTAAAGTTCCGGGATGACAGGCCAGTTAACATGCTCAGGGTCGGTTGTTACATCAACAGCCTTAACCTGATTCTTATATAAAAGCCACGCCGAAAGTTTAGCTCTGTTGGCATCGCTGATTTCACCCAGCATCAGCTCTGTGCGCCAGTCGAGCATAATTGCATCAGCGGCGGACAGTAATCGCTGTCGCTCATTTTCAGCAGCCTGGATGAGTTGTTCATGAGTCGGTGGGGGATTAATAATTGCCATAGCCTCACTTCTGGTGATTGGCACAAGCCCTTCTTTGATAAAAGCATCCTGTGTGCCATACGCATCGTAGGCATATACGACGTTATTTTCATCTTTGTAATACTTCATCATTGTTATCATTTTTTATCCACCTCTACCCAGGTAACATCTGACACTGTTCCTGAAAACTGCTGCACAATATAGGTCGCACCGGCAGGAACCATGAATGCGATAGTTGCTCTTTGCCCTGCAAGATTTGTTGTCTGAGAGCCGCGAAAATTAGCCGAATTACCATTCACATTAACGTTGGCGCTCAGAAATGAACTACCGTCAGACAGCACCGCATTGACGCTTACAAATATGGCGAAAGACTGGCTGTTGGTGTATACGACACCGAGATTTCTAGATTTCATTCCGCATTGACCAAACAACCCTTTCATATCTGAATAGTTTTGTGATGCAGCAAGTGATGATGCAGCAACACCAGATTCTGTTGATGTTCTGGAATCAGATACGCGGATAATTCCCTTGTTTGTAGTGGTTGCATCATTAGTCTTGCCTTGCAGAGCTACAATATCCGCATAATTCATCGCTGCCGCTTTTGCTGTTGCAGCAAGCGTTTCAGATTCGGATACCCTTGATGATGTAAGTTGAACAATTCCTTTCTGTGTCGTAGTTGAATCCTGAGTTTTGTTTTGCAAAGATTTTATGTCCGTATAGTTTTGCGCGACAGCATTAGCTGTGGCTGCAATATCCTCTGCACCCGATATCCCCCCACCATCCCATCGGGACGTCGGCGTTGTCATCAGGCTCCGCCCGCCGCCAAGTGAACAGGGAAATCACCACGGCGCGGGTCAGCGGATCCAGCGGTGCGCTGGCGCAGGTGCGTTTACCGTTCACCGTCAGCCACAGTTCCATCATGCCTCCATCGCTTTATCAGGTTTGTCGGTGTTACTTCCCTGACCGTTCTCTCTGTGACGATGCCCGTTATAGGCAAGCCGCATCGCTGACATGGTGGTGCCGCCGGAGTCGCACAGGTCTTTCACCTGTCCTGTCACTTCCAGGTCCATTTCAAAACGTGCCTTAGGCGCATTGCGAAACGTGATCGTTTTACCTGCACCGTCCACCACGATCCCCTCCCGGGTCAGCGTCACGGACTGCCCCTGATCGTCATAGACAGCCACCTCCCCCGTTTGCAGCCCTTTCAGGCGGTAGCGACGGTCCGACACCGTAACAACCACCGCATGAGAACGGTCGCCATCCGGAAACAACACCACCGCTTCCGCACCGCTGTTTGCCCTTGCGGTAAAACCGTAGGGTTCAAGATGTTCAACCCCGGCTTTGGGTTCACCGGCAATCAGGGACACATCCACGGTCTGACATTTCGTGGCGGCACTGATGCTTTTCACCACGGCCCGCCCAATCAGGCCGAGGAATTGTCGCTGCATGGCTTCAATCGTCCTCATCAGAACGGGTCCTCCTGTACTCTGGCTTTTTTCTTTTTCCGCGCGCCGGGGGCTTCGGGTTCAGGCAGATAAGCATCAGGCGGGCCGACACGGATTTCCGTCAGGGTGCCGTTCTGGTCCTGAGTAAACGTGACTTCCGAAACAAGCAGTTCGGTATTGTCGAAACCACAGACCGGATCAAAGACAATCACCCGCTGGTTGGGCTGCCACAGCGTACCGTTACCCTGTCGCCAGCCCTGCACCACATAGGTGGTTTCATCCGTCCGCGCCGCCCGTTGTCGGGCTTCAAAGTCCGCACGGGCAATACAACCTGCCCCCGTAGCCTGCCCTGTCTGCCTGATATACATCGGACGGTAACGGGCAATAAATGCGTCCTCTGTGCGGGCCCGCAGCGCGGTGGTGGTGGCCTCACCGAAATCATCGTCGTTTCCGGCACGCTGCCCCGCCACCTGGTAAACAGAAAATCGCTCCCGGATACTCTTCTCCGTATCGCAGGAAAGGATGTTTTCCCCGAGTACCAGCGCGGTATGTGCCCGCGTTGAGCCAATACCGCCAATCACCAGCCTGCCGTGCGGGTCGTCATAAGCCAGCGCCTGCTGCTGACCGAGTATTTTGTTAATCACCTCGATCACCGTTTCACCGTGATCAGGCTGGACATCAGGAATAACACCCGACGGCGCACCGCTGTTCACCACCTCAATGCCGAAGGGCGCAGCAAGCGCCTGCGCAATCTGTACCAGTGATCGTCCGTTAAACTGTGTCGGTTCGGCTGCACAGTCAATCAGGTCAGCCGTCAGACTACGTCCGGCAATACCGGTGCTGACCGAACGGGCATCGTAACGAACGGGCGTCGCCTCCACCCAGCCGGTGATCACCAGCTCATCACCAATCAGCACCTCCACTTTTGAACCGTTTTTAATGCGCGGCTGAAGCGTGGTAATACCCTCATCACCCGGCCACTGGCGGGGGATCTCCACACTGAAATCCCGCGCCAGCCGTTCAATACCGGCACCGATGCGCACCGATGTCCAGCCATTCCACTCCCGGCCATTTACCCGTAGCGTGACATTGTCGTTCATTGCACTGGCACCTTCAGAGGGATCACCGGCACAAAGCCGGGATGCGTAATGGCATTACGCCGGATAATGTCCGCGTCACGCGCCGCGTTATCAAACCAGGTCGCCGCCAGCACCAGCGCGGGTAAAACCTCATCCGGTGTGCGCTGAATGATCCGTGCAGACTGTTCAAGGCGCGTGTTGATATCCGCATTCAGATCTGCTTTCACCCGGCGCAGCGCCAGAAACAGCGCATCGCTGGTTGTACGGGACAACTCCTTATCAATTGCCGTATTCAGTGTGTCGCGAATGTCAGTCAGTTCTTCCCACGTCGGCAGGTCAACCGTGTTTTTCACCGCCGGTGCATTGTTCAGTGCCGGATGCGTGACGGAAGGCCAGCCAGTGCTCTGCGCGGGTGTTGTTGCCTGCCCCACTGTGGCATTCTGCATCACCGCGGAAGTTGTTGGCGCAGGCAATCGGATGACGGCATACGCCGCTTCGCTGATTGCGGTCGTACGAAGGGTGCTGGCAACCACGTTACGCTGCTGCGTCGCCGTGGCGGTGGTTTTACTGTCCGTTTTCCAGACGCCGCGCGGTTGCAGATCGCTGCCGAGGCTGACACCGGAAAGCGTTTTGATCATGGTGACCAGGTCGCTGGCGTTACCATAAAGGCGTTTCCCGGTACGCCACATTTTCTGCACCTGCTCAACGAAATTTTTGCCTGACGATGGCGGCGGCAGAAGTACCGAGATATCACCCTGCAACAGCCTGGCGGCATCCGATACGGCAGAATCCACCACTTTCATCGCATCAGAAACATACCCAAGCATTGTGCTGGCATTACCGATAACGTCGTTCTGCACAAAATCCGCCACGCCATCGATACTGAAACCGCTGAAGCTGTCACTGATGCAGTCATCCAGTGCAGAACAGGATGACATCAGCGTCTGCGCCGTCGCCACGCCTGATGTGGGGTAAGAGAGATCTCCCGCTTCGACAAACTTCAGGTCAAAGCGGACAATACGCCCTTCACTCTTCGATGTGCTGACCCGAACTTCCCCGTCAACACAGACTTTCAACTCACCGTATGTCGGGTGGACAAGCGTGCCGGGACCGGGTTTATTCAGCGCGTCAATCAGGCGATCGCGCTGGTCAAAGCAGTCATCTCCCACCACATAAGCCGTGATGGACGGGCGGAAAGTGACTTTTCCCAGATCTTCGGTATAGGTTTTGTCGCGGTTCGGATATTCGTGTGTTTCCACACGACGGCCGGTTCCCGCACTTTCTTCTTCAACCTTAAACGGCACACCTCGAAATGACGCATCCTGAAGCCTGTCTTTCCACGTCATATACACTCCGAAAATAAAAAAGCCACCTATTAGAAGGTGGCCTTGTAATGAATTTTATTAATTAGCGAGTCAGAAACAACGAATCTTTATACTTTTGCTGTTGTTCATTTAAATACTTAGCTGTTTCATCGCTGGCAAATGGAAATATTACCGTATTTTTAGGCATGGTAATTTCTTTTTTGTCCAGCGTCAGAGTAAACATAGGAACATACTGAGCAGAGTAACGCACCGCAGAAACGAGCTCTAGTTTAGACTCTTCAATAACACTTAAATTATCCAGGCTAACTTTCTCTTCATCTTTTTTCTTTGACGCATTTAAAGTTTTTATTACTTTATTTAATTTCTCCTGAAAATCCTCCTTAAAGTTTTCAGGATTGCCGTCGACAACAAGAATCTGTTCACCCTGATTATCTGGAAAAATAATCTTTGCACTTATCAATTTATTTTCTTTATAAACATCACCAAGTTTTATGGCTCCTCCAGATAACTGAATAATATGTTCATCTTTAAAGGAGATGTTGCCAGAGATTATGAGAGATGAAAAAACAGCCGCTGCTCCAAGAATTACACTTGCTGTGATATAGCCTTTCATTTTTCGCCTATTAACATTTTTCTAAATGTGCATTAATTCTATCACTCTATTTATGACTTACAACCAGCAATACCTGTGAGGGGAATCCTGGCTACCAAAATCGGGTATAGCCAACATCGTGATTTATATCAATGCCACTGGAGCGTGTTTCCGTAACCCGCATACCTGGTGGCATATTTATAAATGATACCTTGATCTCACCATCAACTTTTGGCGCAGAAGCTTTGTTAATCATGAAGGGATTCGGGCCTGTGGCATCGGAGGCGTTGTTTGACTGAGCCAGATCTACCGCCGGATAAGGTGTGTATCCCCGCGCCGGTATTCCCGTCCCATAAGCATCATAAGCACTCGCGCCCCACTGCGCAGAGTTAATGGCATCGACCGTGTCACCGGAACTGTCGGTAAACCACTCAATAATTGGCTTCAGCTTATCCCACATATCCTGAAACCACTTAACAACCGGTCCCCAGTTATTGATCACCATCCCCAGCGGCGACCAGGCAAAAACCTTCTTCAGAAGTTCCCAGCCAGCCTCAAAATAAGGACCAATGGTTTCCCAGAGCTTCTTAAAATAAGGTCCGACAACATCCCAGTTAGTGATAATTAATCCCGCAGCCAGAGCAATCGCCGTCGCAATCATGCCAATCGGCGTCATCGACATAATCCTGCTGACAATACTGATGGCACTGCCCACGCCCATCAATCCCAGTTTCAGAATCGCAAGACCGGCAGCAAGCCCGACGACGCCGCGAATAACCCGGGGATTTTCATCCGCAAACTTCGTGAATTTCTCCCCCAACTCCCCCAGCCACTGCGTGATATTTTTGGCGTCACCAGAAAATGCGCCGCCAATAGCTGCAAGACCGTTAGTTGCGGTCCCCGTCATTGCCTCCCACAGGTTGGACAGCGTACCAAGCTGAGCCTGAACACGTTTATTCAGGCTGGCCTGTTTATTCATCTTCTGCTGGATCTGATCGTAGCCATCCTTTCCTTTATCGATTAGTGCATTGACCACCTGAAGGGTTTCGGCATCATCACCAAATATTGCCTTAAGTACGCCTGTTCGCTTAACGTCGGTCAGTTTTCGCAGCTTTGCCAGTTGCCTGAACATGTTATCAAGACCGCCAAAACTCCCTTTGCCGTCAGTAAAATCGAGCTGTACCCCGAGTTTCTGGCGGGCCATGATTTTATTGACGTCCCTGATTTTCTTAACGCTTAATCCGGACTGGATAACTTTTCGCAGGGCGTTACCTGCCGACTCCCCGTTCATCCCCATCTGATCCATCATGACGCTGATGGGGGCAAGGCTCTGTGCAGCCTGAAGACCGTCCTTGTTCACCATCTTCAGAACAGAGCTGGTTTTAGTGAAGAAGGACAACATGTTGGTATCGTCAACGCCCAGATAAAACGCCTTCTGGATAGTGTCGAACAGCCCCATCATGTCTTCTGACGCCGTTCCGGTAGCATCCTGCATCTTTGCGGCAAACTCGGCAGCCGCTTCCGGTGTTTTTTTCAGTTGTACCGCAAGATAAGCTGTCGCTTTACCCACACCGCCAAGAATGTTTTCTGCCGGGATCCCCTGACGCACCAGCATCTGCATCATGTTCTGGAAATCAGCCGTTGTACCGGGTAGCTGATTACCCAGGCCAATAGCCAGTTTATTGATGTCCTGAAAGCTCTTTCCAACCTCGCCGTTCGCATCCATCATGGCGACTTTCAGCCCGGTGGCGGCGTTTTCCTGATCGGCATAAGATTTCAGGGAAAGCGTCAGACCCGCTGCCAGTCCGCCACCAAGCGCTAGCCCACCCTGTGACGCTTCTTCCGCCTGGCGTTTAAATCCCCGGATTTTCTTTTGCATTTTCGACAGCGCGGGAGAAAGCCTGTCGACACCGGTGATCAACGCCTTAAGCTCAAATTCCGCCATGTGTGCGTTTCTCCTGCTCTATCCTGTTTGCCTGACTGACCAGCAAGGGAATTTCACTGATCGGCATATTCAGCAATTCGAAGGGATTAATGCGCCAGTAGCTGGCGCAGTCAAAGAAGCGATCAGTGAGGTATTCAGCCGTCAGGCCTGGAGGAAAAAACCAGCCACAAGCCACGCCGCTGCATTCAGGTCTGCCGGAGACATCTGGTCGACAGAGCTTTGCGGCACTTTCGCCAGCCGCACAATGTATTTCGACACCACATGCGCCAGAAGTCTGACGGACTCATCCTGATTCATCTGGTAGGGATAGCTCCAGCGACCGCTGGTATCGTTCATCTCTGTCACCATCCTCCGGACGGTTCATGTTTGAGGCGTTAACCTCAATCCCGAACGCTTCCGTCAGCATGGGTGTGCGTTTACACATCAGTCTTGCCGGACGAAAGACTTCCCATGCCTGTTTCTCCGTCGTGGCACCGGAATACACTTCCGCGCCGAACTCGTTATCACAGGCAAAACAATACAGGGCGACACCGGCAGAGATTGCCGATTTGCCGTTCTTACGGGGGATTTCGGTATACACCTCACGGAAGCGGCGCAGCCGGGAGCCTTTATTGACCCAGCCAAACGCGCAGCAGATCACAAAGAGCTGCCACGGCTCCAGCGTGATGGGCATCCTCTTGAATGCCCACTCACCCTTGGTGTGCGGCAACAGCTGAATAAATTTGGCGGCCCGTTCAGCCAGATCCTTGTCGAAGCGGTAACGAAACGACTTACTTTTTTCCGCCATCAGGTCATCAAGATGGCGCTGGCAGGCCTGAATCACAAACTGGCAGGCCACAATCTTTCCGCGCACGACATCCCGGGCATACTGATTGGCAGCATTTACGTTGGGGTAAGATTTCCGGCTCATGATTCGATGATTTTCAGATTGTCAGAAACGGGTTAGTGGCTTTCTTCTTCCCCGCCAGGCCAATCAGACGCTGGCGGCTGCTGGGGTCGAGTCCGAGCATTGCCCCCGTGCTGCTCATCTCGGACTCCTGTTCTTTTTTGGCGGTCAGCTCCGGATTTTTGACCATGCCGCCCATTGCACCGGTGATGGTGTTACCCTGTCTGGCAATATTTTTCACGGCACGTCGCCAGAACTCATAGGCCACACACCACCGCTCAAGTACCGCCAGGTCAGTCACGCACAGCAGGCCCTGACCGCAGAGTTCTTTGGTTGTCAGTTGCCACATGATCGTGGCGAGAGGGAGATCTTCTTCAGCGAACCACTCCGGTGGCTCAACACCTTTGATGGGTGTAAAAACAGGTTCATCTTTATTCAGGGCTCGCTTGCCGGGGTTTCCGGCCAGCGCCTTGCGCGCCGTTGGCTTGGGGCGACGCCCGGAACGCCCCGCCGTTCCAGCCATATGCGGCACTCCTGGTTAAATTTCATTTTTCGCGGGTATAAAAAAACGATGGGGCGGGCAGTCCGGAAGACGTCAGGCCGCAGGGATTTGACCCGCCCCTCCCCTCAGGCAGTTGAGAATTATTATCACTTCAACCGTTCACGGGCCGTCTTCGCCTTATGACACGGCCAGCACAGGCTCTGCAGATTACTGTCGGCATCAGAGCCGCCATGCGCTTTAGGGATGATGTGATCAACGGTTTTCGCTTCACGCACCACACCGGCACGCAGGCACAACTGGCACAGTCCTTTGTCACGCTTCAACACACGCACGCGGATAACATCCCACTTCGAACCATAACCGCGCTGATGACGGGATTGTCCTGGCTTGTATTGCTTCCAGCCTTCGCTTTTGTGGCTTTCACAATAGCCTGACGGGTCTGTGGTGGTATGGCGGCAGCCACGAACACGGCAGGCTTTTGGGATTCGTGATGGCATATGTACTCCAATGAAGAAGCCACCGACATAGCCTCCTCCATTCATCGTGAAACTATTTTCATCTACCCAGTAATGAATTCTTTGTAGAGTTGTGATCAATACAACTCACTAATGGAGAGGCTTGTCCAACACGTTGGACAAGTTTCCTGTTTGATTTACTGGACACTATAGAAGGACAGAATGCCTTCATCACTCGAATAACATCAATTAAGGAGGTTCAACATGTTTCATTCCACAAATCATCAGGCTGTAATTATGGCTGCATCAGCTTGTACCACAGACCTTTTCCGCTTCACTTTGAGCCTGATTCATTTCTACCTGACCGGCTCGCCTCTATCTTTTTAATCCCCGCTTTATCCAAATTGCATTGCCAGAATGCCGACAACAGACTGACATTCAAATCCTGACTACCTCCAATAGTCTGACCGTACACCTATATAGTTTTAATTTTCATCAATCCATTTAACTATCGTTTAATTGTTGTCACATAGGATTCTGCCGTTTTTAACAATACAGGATAATAAGATGAAAAAAATGTTGTTTTCTGCCGCTCTGGCAATGCTTATTACAGGATGTGCTCAACAGACGTTTACTGTTGGAAACAAACCGACAGCAGTAACACCAAAGGAAACCATCACCCATCATTTCTTCGTTTCGGGAATTGGACAGGAGAAAACTGTTGATGCAGCCAAAATTTGTGGCGGCGCAGAAAATGTGGTTAAAACAGAAACCCAGCAAACATTCGTAAATGGATTGCTCGGTTTTATTACTTTAGGCATTTATACTCCGCTGGAAGCGCGGGTGTATTGCTCACAATAATTGCATGAGTTGCCCATCGATATGGGCAGCGCTATCTGCACTGCTCATTAATATACTTCTGGGTTCCTTCCAGTTGTTTTTGCATAGTGATCAGCCTCTCTCTGAGGGTGAAATAATCCCGTTCAGCGGTGTCTGCCAGTCGGGGGGAGGCTGCATTATCCACGCCGGAGGCGGTGGTGGCTTCACGCACTGACTGACAGACTGCTTTGATGTGCAACCGACGACGACCAGCGGCAACATCATCACGCAGAGCATCATTTTCAGCTTTCGCATCAGCTAACTCCTTCGTGTATTTTGCATCGAGCGCAGCAACATCACGCTGACGCATCTGCATGTCAGTAATTGTCGAGTTCGCCAGCTTCAGTTCTCTGGCATTTTTGTCGCGCTGGGCTTTGTAGGTAATGGCGTTATCGCGGTAATGATTAACAGCCCATGACAAGCAAACGATAATGCAGATAACCAGAGCGGAAATAATCGCGGTTACTCTGCTCATACCTCAATCTCTCTGACCGTTCCGCCTGCTTCTTTGAATTTTGCAATCAGGCTGTCAGCCTTATGCTCGAACTGACCATAACCAGCGCCCGGCAGTGAAGCCCAGATATTGCTGCAACGGTCAATTGCCTGACGAATATCACCGCGATCAATCATCGGTAAAGCGCCACGCTCCTTAATCTGCTGCAATGCCACAGCATCCTGGCTTTTCGGAGAGAAGTCTTTCAGAGCAAGCTGCTTACGGTAAGCATCCCACCAGCGTGAAAGAAGCTGATAACGTCCGGCAGCTGTTGATTTGAGTTTGGGGTTTAGCGTGACAAGTTTGCGAGGGTGATCGGAGTAATCAGTAAATAGCTCTCCGCCTACAATGACGTCATAACCATGATTTCTGGTTTTCTGCCGTCCGTTATCCGTTCCTTCTGACCATGCCACCATATCGAGGAAAGCTTTACGCTGAGGATTAAGATTTTGCATTTTTCACCCCTGTCAGTCGTTCCCAGAAGTACGTCAGTGCAACCGAACCCATCGCACCACTAATCCCCGCTGTCGCGAGAATCATGTAAATACTGAATCCACTTTCGATGCTGATCAGGCCACCAATAACACCGGTGAATCCTGATACCACTATCTGAGCCAGAGCATTTATCCAACTCCACGTTGCTTTACTCTGCTTCACATCTATCAGGTAGCGGACCAGACCGCCCCAACCTGCGATGATCAGCAAAACGAGCCAGAACGCTCCGGCAAGGCTCTCTTTTTCGTGCATATGAATAGCCAATGTTTCGCCGCCGACGAAAGGCCGGGACGCTAATGATTAAAAACTTACATGGGAAATATTGTTATAAACAGTCAATTCCAAATAACTAAAAAATCTTATAACCAAGCGAATGGCCTTCAAAAACCAATACATGCAACTTGCATAAAACGATCTTTATCAATGAGTTACATGTATGGTTAAATAATATGCTTTAAGGACTAAGAGTATTACCAGCAGATGACAGAAAAAGATAACATTGGTAAGTTAATTTGGCATATTGCTTGCGATGAATCTGGCATTGATGGACAACGTTTCTACGGCTTTGGCAGTCTGTGGATGAAGTACCAACGCCGTGGGGATTTCTGTCAACTAATCAGAGAACTACGCAGAAAGCATGGTTTTTTTGAAGAAATAAAATGGCAAAAAGCCCATTCAAAAAGATACTCTGAATTTTATCTTGAGCTGATCGACTTATTCTTTAGAGTTCCTTGGCTAGCTTTTCATTGTATCGTGGTTGAAAAATCAATAGTAAATAAGGCATTTCATAATGGAGATTATGACCTGGCAAGGAGAAAGCACTTCACAAATCTCATTACCACAAAAATTAGCTCTGTAATTTCTGCACACCCTGAAAGAGACAGTTACTTCAGGATTGAAGTTGATCCTATCGCATCTCGTTATAAAAAGGCTGATGAAGAACTAAATGTTATTGCCAATAACATATTGAATAGAAAATTTGGTCGTAAAGGGATAATCAGCAGTGTAGTGACAAAAGACTCTAAAGCATCTGAAAACATTCAGCTAGCCGATTTTTTCTTAGGTGCGGTTATGTGCGCATATCAAGGAAAAGCTTCATCTGAAGCCAAAATAAGAGTATCAAACTATGTTGCTTCATATTTAGGCTGGGATCACTTGCAATATGATACATGGCACACTGAGAGAAAATTTAATATCTGGTATTTTTATGATAAAACTCGAGGGCCACGAGATATAGAAACTCAAAATGTTAGCTTAAAGTATCCACTTCCCAAAAAGAAATAGACGTCGACCTCTCAGCCGACACGGTTGGAGTCCCAGACCAATTATCGAGTCGAAGTTACCAACTTGGCGGTTATCTTTTGGGAGCCGCCCCTTCATTCCCAAAACCTTTATTGCAGAAAAATCTATATCCTAGAAATTGGATAGTCAACCCTTACTACATCCACGAACAGTTGCACATACAACATTGGCAGAATATCAGATTTACATGAAATATATGCTTTTTAATCCAGCTTTGCAATATTTTGCTGTAAAAATGTCGCCTTTTGTTTTGAACGTGTTCTCGTTAGAAGCAATAAAGCTTCGCTATCAAGCTGTAGAAAAATGTGCTTCATTGCAACCCAGCGTTCAGTGAATGTCTCAGACCAGTTTTTTGATGTCACTCCCACCAGTGATGCCAGCTCCTGGTATTCATAGGTCTTACGCCCTGCCAGCTCGTTCTTCACATCCTGTGCCGCCAGCCAGATCAACTTCTTCAAACGTTCCAGTGTTTTACCTGCAATTTTCCTGGTACCCAACAGAGTCTTAAACTCGCTCCATGCCCACTGCGTTATGGTGACCTGATGTTCCCAGCGAACACTTTCGCTGTAACTCCACAGCAACCACGCTTTCTGATGTTCTTCGAGAGACAGAACCGCGCGGCGCCATGACGAGGTTGAGAACTCAACCTGGCTGACCAGTGCAATGGATGAACCTTTTGCGTACGACTGCTTACCAGAAATCGGCGTATTATCCAGCGTAATCATCCTGCCCGTTACCTCATCCAGAATGCGCGGCTTCTTTCGTTTATATGTACCAGTATCAAATTGTGCATGCTCCAGCCAGGCTTCAAGCTGGCCTTTCGTTGCTCCGCTCAAATCAGCAGTAGCCACAATGAGTTGCTCGCGGACATACTGTAAATATTGGGTATTCATGCGGCAGCTCCTTTCAGTGTTTTGGCGTAATTCTTCAGTATCCGGTAATCGGTCAAAACAGAACCGGGGAAACGATATAAGCGCAGACGCCACCAGCGGTGGCGAAGAAGTTCTGCCATATAAAACTCAAACATCATTCATTCCCCATTTCGGTGATGGTCAGTTCCAGCCTCCCACCTTTGGTAACAGGCATCTTCACAACGCGGTAATCAACGACCTGAGCATCATCCAGCCAGAAACCTGCTTTAGTGAGTGCGTCAAAAGCGGCTTTTTGCAGATTATCCAGGTCACGGCGACGACGATCCGGCATGTGGCACTCAATGCGGATTTTCACAGGCATAGCCAGGCCGATATCCAGCATTGCGTTTTTAATGATTCGGGCGACGTTATCGCGGTATGCCTGCCCCTCTGCGTTGACGTGCGTGCGCCCGCGATTATGGCGGTAATAGCGATTATTGCTCGGAGGCCAGGGTAATGTGATGCTGTAGGTATTCACGCCTTAATAACCCCCTCTTTCAGCCAGATAACCTGTGTTCTCGCCATACCTTCCAGCGCGCATTCTTTTGCATATGCAGCATCGACAAAATGTGTGCGGCGGTCGATTTCGTCGTGGCAGGCAGAACATGCAATGGTGGCAATCAGGTCTGGCGGTTTGATACCGGTACCGCACAATCCAGCCAGCCGGATATGTGCCAGTACAGACGTTTCAGGGTTGCCATTACATACGCCAGGGATTCTTACCTGGCATTCCCGACCACGCGCTGCTTTTCTCAAATCAGCCATGACTCCTCCTTGCTGCCAGTCGCAACCATTTTTTATCAACCAGGCTGGCGGTATATCCGAGCAGTGTTGGTATTTCGGAAGGCTTCAGCTCAGGTTTACGCTTACGACGATTTGGTACTCTGTAAATGTGCCCGTTCATGACACGAATAAGCGGTGTAGCCATTACGCCTCCTGCTTGTCGCGCAGCAGCTGGAACTCGCAGCTCGGCGGAATAGTCAGGTGGCAGCCAATATTCATCGCCCAGGCTTCAACCTTACACAGGAAGACATACATCTCTCCGGTATCAAGATCGGAGGTATGGCGTAACGACTGAATAGTGGTGATTTCACCGGTTACGACATCAACCAGGTCTTTGGTTTCATAACCGAGGTATGTGTGTTTGAGAGCATCTTTTACCCATGCTGCAGTAGCGAACGATTTCCCCCTGCTTATGAGGTATTCACTGATTTCGCTGTACCACATGTGGCTAAGTGCATTCTGGGAAAGACTGCGTCTCTCGCGCCACGGTTTAAGCACCATGCGAAAGCATTTGCCGTCCTCCAGATAAGGCTGGATCTGCTGACCGATAGCGGTGAAGTTACCGCGATGCAGTTTGATGCCATCTTGTGGTAGGTTCACGCTTCACCTCCACAGAGGTCAGACGCTGGATGCAAAAAAACGCAGGTGCATTTCTGCATCTGTGAAGGGAGAAGAGAATTTGGATTGTGTGTGCGCATAAACGTCCCCGTTTAGCGCAGAAGTCACCGAAGTTGTTCAGGCTCCGGTGATACAATTATGGCGAATTGATTATTCATAATCAAACAAGATAAGGTCTCAAACTTCATGCAAGCCAAGATTTATTTCTGACAGAATCATACAAAGAAGCTATTGGTCAGAATCTACTCGGACTGTAAAACATACACATAACCTTAAGCTCTCACTTTAAGCATTGTTGAAATAATACCCGTCAAGTACAACCTTAACCACGACTGGGATATTTCCCTAGCTACCACGAGTTGTACGGCTATTAAACTGTCGTTAAATTCAGTAAGAGAATTTCATCCGATAAGTCAAGGCATGTAAAACATGAAAATTAACAAGATATTATCATCTGCAACACTATTGTATGGTATGTCAATGGCCATGTCGGTCGGGAGTTGTGCAACACCTGTCCAGACTAATCTTCCTGGTTACACCCCGGGTGCAGATATCATTAGTGTTTCACCGACCAGAAACCAGGTCGATCTCATTGGTGATGTTGTTTATTCCCAGATAAAAGGAACTCGTTCTGTCAGACAGCTTCACATGTCAGTTCTTGTCCCACGAACAAATGATTTAAAACCAGCCATTATTTATTATCCCGGCGGCGGATTCATGTCTTCTGAACATGACAAATTTATTGAAATGAGAATGGCTCTGGCTGAAGCTGGTTTTGTTGTGGCCGCTGTAGAATACAGAACAATTCCTGATACATTTCCAGCACCAGTTGAGGATGGGAAAGCTGCAATACGTTACTTGAGAGAACATGCCAGCGATTATGGGATTGATCCTCAAAGAATCGGAGTTCTGGGTGACTCTGCCGGTGGATGGCTTGCCCAGATGATGGGAACTACAAATGGTGACAAAACCTTTGATAAAGGTGACTTTCTTCAGCAATCAGCAGATGTTCAGGCAGTTGCCACACTTTATGGGATTTCTGACTTGTTGAATATTGGCGAGGGGTTCCCTGAATCTGTGCAGGAGGTTCATCGATCTCCTGCCGTAACCGAAGCCTTAATGATCAATGGCCCTGCATTCAGAAGTTTTGCGGGAGCCCCCATAACAGCGTCAAAAGAAAAAGCGCTAAACGCCAGTCCAATCGGACATATGAAAGGAGTAAAACCCCCATTTCTTATTATGCATGGTAGCAAAGACACTCTGGTTTCACCTGAGCAAAGCGCCAAACTATTCAGGATGTTGAAGAAGAACGGCGATAACGCTGAGTACGTTCTGGTAGAAGGGGCTGAGCATGGCGATAATACATGGTATCAGCCAATTATTATAAACAGAGTTGTTGAGTGGTTTACTAAAAACCTGGGAACCCCAATAAAAACCGCTACCCAACAACAAAAAACAAACGCTGACCTGTAAAAAGCAGCCCACACTTATGCGGGCTAACCTATTTCACTCGATTCAAAAGAAATTATTTTTAATGTGGTGTGCTTCGTGAAAATAAATTAATAACCAACACACCGGCACAAATCAACATCATGCCTATAATAGCTGGCAGGTCCAGCCGTTGGCCGAAAAATCCCCATGATAGTAAGCTAATCAGGACAATACCGACTCCTGACCAGATAGCATAAGCAATCCCTGTAGGAATATAAGCCAGCGTCTGAGCTAATAACCAGAATGATGCACAATAACAAATAATTGTACCAACAGATGGCCATAACCGTGTAAAACCTTCTGAAAACTTCATTAAGGTTGTACCAATGACCTCTGCAAGTATTGCACCACCAAGATAAATATAAGGATTCATAGCATATTCTTTCCTGTTCAAACTGGAGAGAATTGTACTACAGTTTGAACTCAACTCATCTGTTTCATCATTGTGTACCCATTGATGTTCTTTTATATACCCTCAATACCCGTTTCATCGCGGCACTCTGGCGACACTCCTTAAAAATCAGGTTCGTGCTCACCTTTCCTGCCCGTTCTCCCCGGGTAGCAAACCGATAATACACCGTTCGCCAGTCCTTACTATCAATGACCAAGATTCCTGCCCATATCATTTTAGCCGCAGCCTAATTTATGCTGGTTATTGTTACGTGTGAATTCAGTTAGCTGCATAAATTGTCACGGAAGTGATACATCGATATTATCGAGAAATTCACTCGAATTTATACGATTGAAACTGCACTTATATCTGTTTTAAATACTCCGAACACTCTTTACAACAACTGTGTGAAAATGGAGATAATTAAAATGAAAAAGGGTTTGGCTATTTCATTCATTGCCGCCGTGTGTGCATTTGCTGCAAATGCGAGTGCTGAGGAAAGTAAAAACGGGTTTTATCTAACCGGTAAAGCCGGTGCCTCTGTGGCGTCGTTACCCCCGTACACACTGCCACTTTACGACCGTTGATCGTGGAGAGTTGATGGCGTTCGGCTCAAGGATTCTTGCCCGTCGGGAGGCTGCATGACAACCACGGAATGCATTTTTCTGGCAGCGGGCTTCATATTCTGTGTGCTTATGCTTGCCGACATGGGACTTGTTCAATGACACCTCAGCACGAAAACGCCCTTCGCAGCATTGCCCGTCAGGCTAATTCTGAAATCAAAAAAGCCAGACAGCAGTTTCCGGATAAAAACGTCGATGACATTTGCCGTAGCGTACTAAAGAAGCACCGCGAAACGGTAACGCTGATGGGATTCACACCGACTCATTTAAGCCTGGCGATCGGCATGTTAAACGGCGTCTTTAAGGAACGGTGAACATGAAAAGCAAAATCATCAGGGAGCTACAGGCTCCTTTTTTATTGTTCGCATTCATCCTCAAGCGTATTAACCAACAATTCAGGGATTAATGGAAGATGGCAGACATCATTGATTCGGCATCAGAAATCGAAGAATTACAGCGCAATACAGCAATAAAAATGCGTCGTCTGAACTACCAGACTGTATCCGCAACTCATTGTTGTGAGTGTGGCGATCCGATAGATGAGCGAAGACGCCTGGCTGTTCAGGGTTGTCGGACTTGTGCAAGTTGCCAGGAGGAGATCGAACTTAAGAACAAACAATGGGGACTGTGATGGCCTCAAAGCAGCAAATTTCAACATCGTCCAACTGAGGTGTAAAAATGTTCAGAATCATTTTTCCTAACACCTGGTACGTCGACCACCACGGCACTCCCTGCAAAATCCTGCGTTCTACCCACAACAAAGTTCACTACATCCGAAAAGGCAGAACATGTATCGCCAGCATGTTCCGCTTTAATCATGACTTTGAACCTGTGAATAAAGCTGATGCAGATCGGATAGCAGAAGAGATCGAAACGGCAGAACACATTAAGAAGTTACGTGACATGCGTTCAAAAAGCAGAGGTAACCATGGAATCATACAGCCTCACACTCGATGAGGCCTGTCAGTTTCTTAAGATATCCAGACCAACCGCCACCAACTGGATACGAACAGGCCGCCTACAGGCAACACGCAAAGACCCCACTAAACCAAAATCTCCTTACCTCACAACGCGACAAGCCTGCATTGCGGCGCTTCAGTCTCCGCTGCATACTATCAAGGTGAGCGCGGGTGATGGCATAACAGAGGAAAGAAAATGTCACTCTTCCGCAGAAGTGAAATATGGTACGCCAGTTTCACATTGCCGAACGGTAAAAGATTTAAACAGTCTCTTGGAACAAAGGACAAAAGGCAGGCGACAGAGCTCCATGACAAGCTAAAGGCTGAAGCATGGCGGGTCAGCAAACTTGGTGAAATACCTGATATGACGTTTGAGGAAGCGTGTGTCAGGTGGCTCGAAGAGAAAGCACATAAGAAATCACTGGACGATGACAAAAGCCGGATCGGATTCTGGCTTCAACATTTCGCAGGGATGCAACTAAGAGACATCACTGAATCAAAAATTTATTCAGCAATGCAGAAAATGACGAACCGGCGTCATGAGGAAAACTGGAAACTCAGGGCAGAAGCATGCAGAAAAAAAGGGAAACCTGTTCCAGAATACACGCCAAAACCAGCGTCCGTTGCAACGAAGGCTACGCATCTTTCATTTATAAAGGCCCTACTAAGAGCCGCAGAGCGTGAATGGAAAATGCTGGATAAGGCACCAATTATTAAAGTGCCTCAACCAAAGAATAAACGGATCCGCTGGCTGGAGCCCCATGAAGCACAAAGGCTGATTGATGAATGTCCGGAGCCATTAAAGTCTGTTGTTGAATTTGCACTGGCAACAGGCTTAAGACGCTCGAACATCATCAACCTTGAATGGCAACAAATAGATATGCAGCGCCGGGTGGCATGGATAAACCCGGAAGAGAGTAAATCAAACCGCGCAATCGGCGTTGCGCTGAATGATACTGCATGTCGCGTTTTGAAAAAACAAATCGGGAATCATCACCGTTGGGTATTTGTGTACAAGGAAAGCTGTACCAAACCAGACGGAACGAAAGCGCCAACAGTAAGGAAGATGCGGTATGACGCAAACACAGCCTGGAAAGCGGCGCTGAGACGGGCTGGTATTGATGATTTCAGATTTCACGACTTGAGACACACCTGGGCAAGTTGGCTGGTTCAAGCCGGAGTCCCGTTGTCAGTGTTACAGGAAATGGGAGGCTGGGAGTCTATCGAAATGGTTCGTCGATATGCTCACCTTGCACCTAATCACCTTACCGAACACGCACGGCAAATAGACTCGATCCTGAACCCATCGGTCCCAAATTTGTCCCAGTCAAAAAATAAGGAAGGTACTAATGATGTGTAACTTATTGATTTAAATGGTGCCGATAATAGGAGTCGAACCTACGACCTTCGCATTACGAATGCGCTGCTCTACCAACTGAGCTATATCGGCCCTGAAAGGACATGTTCACGAACGTGAATCACGGTGGACAAGGTTAAAACTAACCGGGCGATGCGTCAATGGCCTTGTGAATCAAATGGCTACTTTTGCATCACCCGGTTTTATTTACGCACGAATGGTGTAATCACCAATGCCGATCCACTTGTAAGTGGTCAGTGCTTCCAGCCCCATTGGGCCACGCGCGTGGAGTTTTTGTGTGCTTACCGCCACTTCCGCACCCAGACCAAACTGGCCGCCGTCGGTAAAACGCGTAGAGGCGTTAACGTAAACAGCGGACGAATCCACTTCGTTAACAAAACGCTGGGCGTTGCGCATATCGCGGGTCAGGATCGCATCGGAGTGTTGTGTGCCGTGTTCACGAATATGGGCGATGGCATCGTCAAGATCGCTGACGATTTTGACGTTCAAATCTAATGACAGAAACTCATCGTCATACTCTTCGGCTTTAACAGCAACCACCTTCGCAGGGCCTGCCTGCAACTGCGCCAGTGCAGCTGCATCTGCGTGTAATGTCACGCCGCTTTCCGCCATTTGTTTGCTTAATGCGGGCAGGAAGCTATCGGCGATGTTTTTATTCACCAGCAACGTTTCAACCGTATTACATGTGCTCGGACGCTGAGTTTTCGCGTTGACGATCACTTTTAATGCTTCAGCGATCTCTACACTTTCATCAACGTAAATATGGCATACGCCTATACCACCTGTGATCACCGGGATTGTCGACTGTTCACGGCACAGTTTATGCAAACCAGCGCCACCACGCGGGATCAGCATGTCGATGTATTTATCCATACGCAGCATTTCACTGACCAGCGCACGGTCAGGATTATCAATCGCCTGCACGGCACCCGCCGGTAAGCCGCAGGATTTCAGGGCGTCCTGAATCACCGCCACCGTTGCAGCGTTAGTGCGACACGTTTCTTTGCCACCGCGCAGGATCACCGCATTACCGGTTTTCAGGCACAGCGAAGCGACATCAACCGTCACGTTCGGGCGCGCTTCATAAATCACGCCAATAACCCCCAGCGGTACGCGACGACGCTCAAGACGCAGGCCGCTGTCCAGTACGCCGCCATCGATTACCTGCCCCACCGGATCGGCGAGGTTGCACACCTGACGTACATCGTCGGCAATGCCTTTCAGCCGTGCGGGCGTCAGTGCCAGACGGTCAAGCATCGCTTCGCTAAGGCCATTGGCTCGCGCGTCAGCAACATCCTGGGCGTTAGCGTTGAGGATGATTTCGCTTTGTGCTTCCAGTTCATCGGCGATTTTTTCCAGCACGCGATTTTTTTCGCGGCTGGAGAGTTGCGCTAATTTATACGAGGCTTGCTTCGCGGCAATGCCCATTTGTTCCAGCAT